GTACCGACTATCTGCCTGAAGTCCGATAGGCAGAGTGTCCGGGTTCTCTTCTAGGAACTGCTTCATGTTCCCGTTGTGAATACGGCGCTCTAACAGCTGCGGGGCGTCGTGGTCCCTAATGAAGGAGTACATCTGTTCCCAGTCACTGGCCCAGTAGCGGGTAGAGACAGTACGGGAGACAGTGCCCGCAGGGGTCTTGATGCTATCCAAGTTCTGTTCGTTGCAGATACCCAGCAGGTGCTGGCTAACGATGTCGTATTCTTCCCTGATCTTTTCGAGTTCCGACTTGTGGCGCTCCTCAGTCTCTTCGATGCGGTTACGTATTTTGATATAGATACTAACCATCTCTTCGATGGTCTGGGGTTTCTCGATGGTGTCTGTCACGGTTGCTCCTGTTTTGTTTCTTTGCACTGCCACTTCACAACTACCTTGGACTTCTCGATCCAGTAACGGCATGTGCGCATGTGGAGCAGCTTCCACAACTGTCCACACCGTGTACAGGTAAAGACAGTCTTTGACATAGTCAAGCGGTATCGGAGAGTTCTTGGTGGTAGAGGTCGATTATCTTTTCGTGGTTGTTGATGTTGGCCCGGAGCATCCGGTACAGCTTGTCTTCTATCTCACTACCCTTGATGTGCACAATAGTCATTGGGTTGTGCTGGCCCGGACGGTTGATGCGGGCGTTTGCCTGCAAGTAAGTCTCAACGCTGGTCACTGGGGCATACCAGATGATGGTGTTCGCCGCCGTTAACGTCAATCCGTGGGATGCAGCCTGTGGCTGAATGATAAGCACGTAGGGGTCTGGGTTGTTCTGGAACCGCGCAACTATGTCGCTACGCTTGTTTACCGAGACCTTGCCGTTGATAACGTCGTTGCTGATACCGTGCTTGTCGAGCGTAGCCTTGAGCAGCTCTATAGTGTGTGTGAAGGGCACGAACACCAACACCTTGTGGCTGGACTCCTCGATCACCTCAAGTACGGCGTTCAGGCGGTTGCTAACGTCGAACTCAACGACTTCACCAGTATCCGTATAGACCGCACCCCCGCTGATCTGGAGTAGTTTGTTAATGTTAGTGGCTGCGTTAACAGCGGTAATGGACTCTCCACCCGCCTGCATAGTCATCTTCTCTTTGAGCAGGCTGTAGTACTTGGCTTGCTGCGGGGTAAGCGGCGCTTCGCGCTCTACGTGGGTGACGGGTGGCAGGTCTAGGCACTGGCTGCGTTCGAACCGGATAGCGGGCTGGAGTACCTTATGTACCGTATCTTGTGATCCCGGCTTGGCTACCCACTTGAACTGGGTGACCTTGTACATAACTTGGTCGCGGAAAGCGCCGTAGTACTTGGGCGTATTGTCCGGGTTAACCAGCTTGGCTAGGCCATAGGCATCCAGTGGGGACTGCGCTGCTGGTGTACCAGTAAGCATCCAGAGCCCCTTAGCTGCGGCGACTACGTCACGCAGCACCTTCCAGCGGGTGGTCTGTGGGTTCTTGTAAGCGTTGGCTTCGTCCACCACGATCAGGTCAAAACCACCCTTGATGATCTCGTCCTTGACCACGGCAAGCCCGTCGAAGTTAATGACGACGAACTCAGAGCCAGCCGCGATGATCTTCTTGCGCTGCTTGGCATCCCCGTGGGCCACCGAACAACTGCGGTGCATGGCGAACTTAAACATGTCCTGCTGCCACGCCGACTTCATAATAGACAGAGGGCAGATTATCAGGACCCGTTTGATCTTACCCAGCTTCAGTAGGTAGTCGGCAGACCAGATAACAGATGCAGTCTTGCCCGTGCCCTGCTCGTTGAAGCAGAATGCCTTGCGGCGGCGGGACAAGAAGTCAGATGTTTCCTTCTGGTGGGCAAATGGTTTGAATTTGCCCGTCCACGTGTAGTCGGTGAGTATGGTCATGTTGTTTCTACTGAGGGGTTAAAGGTTACGCACCAGTGTTATGGTTTTCACTTAGGCTGTGGCTCGCACTCGGCGCTTGGTTTTCACGAAAGGTATGGCTCGCACAGTTTAAATGGTTTTCGCTTGGGACATGGTTCGCACCATTCACTTGGGTTTCACTTAGGTCATGGCTCGCGCTAGGTACCGGGTTTTCACATTGATCTTGGCTCGCATCGACGTTTTGGTTTTCACGCATCATTTGGCTCGCACAGTTGTGGTGGTTTTCACGAGTTTTATGGCTCGCACTACTTACTTGGTTTTCACCCTGACTCTGGCTTACGGAGGCGGGGGGATATAGTCTGCGTGACCCCCGATAGCAATGATATACGGCGTAGTAGGTTCAATACCGTTAGCCCGCTGCGCCATTTCTAGATAGTGGGACAGGAACAACTTAGTAGCGTAGCGCCGCGCACGGGCGTGGATGTGTGCGGGGGGCAGCTTGCCTATGCTGTATGCTTTGTATGCGTCGGTATCCTTACCAATCTTTTTAGCAACTAAGATATTAGCCGCTTGTTCTGCAAACAGGCCCTCTTCGTTGCGTTCGATCTCAAGCTTCTTGCGGGTACTATAGACAGGCCCATAGAAACTATTCACGTTGTTGCAGGTTTTGACAAAACTCTCGCCCGCTTTCCAGCACAATAGCTTTAAGCCAGCGTTCCACGGGCGCTTCTTACCTTTCTCCCACTTTGAAGTCGGGTCCAGCCCCGCGTACCGCCACAGCTTAGTGGCCGTCGTAGTAGTCTTAAGGTCAATGTGCGCCAGCAAACCGGCGGTAATAACCGGACCAATGCCCACCTGACGACGTGCCCACTGCCCTTCCGGTAGAGACGCAGAGTAAGCATCTAGTGCCTTGGCGATCTGACCTTCAAGCGACTCCGACTGTTCCGCAAACCAGCGCAGCAGTTCATGTGGTTCTTTTTCTTTTTCTAACGAACGATCTTGGTTCCAAGAACGTTTACGATCTTCTTGGATAATGTAGTAGGCGTCTACTAGGAACCGTGCTTCGTCCCGGCCCAGCGTTGTAGATGCATTCTTAAGGTCTTTAGTAAGTTTGGTAATAACATCAAGGTCCATGTTGTTGCTCCTTTGGTTGGTTTACTTTTTCTTCTTCGGCTTGTTGGTCTTCACAGTGTGATCGGAGTTGCGGCTGAACGAACGGTTGGCGCTGGCGCTCTTGACCCGCAGGTTACCAGTGCTGTTAGTGCCGCCCTTGGACAGCGGCTTGGCGTGGTCCACGTCTTTGCCGTCACCCTTATGCACCTTGCCAGCCTTCATCATCACGCGACGGGCGGCGTTGCGGATAGCCCGTTTTTTCTTAACTTTTTCGGTACCGTCGTATTGTTCGTATTCTTTCTTGTACGGACGGGGTTTGTTTACGTATGGCATCAACGTCTCCTGCTATTCTCTAAACTTTTTCACTAAGCGGTCTAGCTCTTCAGTGTCTTTATATCTGTGTATCCACATACCAGTACTAGGCTCAAAATTTTCTCTCCACCAAACATCTGTAGCGGGGTCTACTTCCAAAGAAAGATCAACCGCGAGACATTGCTGGTCAAACTCAAGGTCAGACATTATCGGGCTATCGTAGGTAATTTCGTATACATAAGCGGCAGCTAACAACCGCTGCCGTCTCCGACGCTCCTCCGATAACCTATCCATCAACGTCTCCTGTAGTGTTCACAACTAGTTACGGGGCACCAGCCGCATAGCGGCCCGGTCTTAGCATTCCAAACACCCGACTCATGGGCACCAGCTAGGCGCTCCAGTTCAGGGCTAAAGACTTCAATATAAGCATCGCGCTTCGCAACGTCATGGGTCTTCTTGGGGAACGCTTCGCAGACTACATACGCCAGCGCCGACTTAATCCTCTGAAGCTGTGGGAAGTGCAGGAACGCAGCGCCAGCCAGTAAGTCCAACTGCATAGTGTCTGCGTACTTGGCGCTTTTGCTGGTCTTGTAGTCCACCAGCCACCCCCTACCACGGTCCACGATAAGCAGATCGGCAATGCCGCGCCACCACACGTCCTTGTCAAAGAACCCGCAGGGCTCGTAGCCAGCGTCCGTCTTCTTGACACCCAGCTTGAGCTCCGTGTGCTTGTCGCCGGGGATGTTGTTAAAGGCAGCTACGGTAGGCTCAATGAACTTGAACTTGGCAGGGATCGGGGTACCGAACTTTATATAGTCTTCAGCAGCCTTATGTACTTCCTGTCCGTAGATCGTGGCATCGCTGCCCGTGTCCTTAACGTCCTTGGCTACCTTGAGGTGGTAGTACTTCTTCGGACACTGGTCGAAGGTCTTGATGCTACTGTAGGACCACGTAATCATGTGTCTAACAACCAATTCCCAACAATAATAATCGTGGCCCAGAAACCGGAACCGAATAGTATCAATATCAAGCAGCCGCTAATACCCAGCGGTTGCCCGAGCTCATCACGCTGTCTTGGTTTTTTGTTCATCTTGTCTGTATCCTAAAACGGCATCCACCAGCCGGGTTCCCCATATACGGACCATAGAAGACCGAGACATTCCGCGCTCCGCGCTGTACTGCATGAGCTCAATGCTGTCCTTATGGTGTGCTATATAACGCTCTTCGTCTAGGCGGCGAGCCCAGTCCTGCATGGCTTGCGTATCGTTTACGTCACGATCTCTGCCCGCCTTTTTGTATCTCCGCTCTCTCAGGTCTCTTAGGTAGTTCATCTGCGTATTGCTCTCACTTTGCTTGGTGTTTCAATTCGTTCCCCGGCAGGGTGGTAAGGCCAACCGAGAGATGCTTTAGGTGGGGGATCAGGATACCGCAGACCCCACACGTTTTCCACATATTGTGTATCCGAACCCGCCATACTCCGCAGGTTGCTCAGTACTTCCCTAGCTGTTTCTAACATCACTATCCTCCTGACATTCGCGTAGCACCGCAGCGTAGCCCGCGATGTCGATTGCTGAATCTTCGTGGTCGGGTGTTTGAACAAGTCTAGCCAGTTTAACGGCTACCATGCAGCAAGCAACCTGTACCGGGGTAACAGGCACCCCAAGACAAACGGCCCAGAGAGCCGCAATCCTGTCCATGTTCTGGTTCATGGGGCCATACGTCAGCCCCCGTTCCTTGATGACTTGGCTGGCTTTGAGCAGCATGTCCGATCCGATTGTCATTTTACTTTCTCCGGGGTCTTGGCGTACCAAAGTCATAGTAGGCTTTGTGGCAGTGCTCTTTGCAATACGGGTAGTTCTCTAGTTTCTTACCCGTGCAGTACATAAATCTGTCCGTGTAGGGATCACCCATAGGCCAGCGGCAGTCGTCAGCCTTAAGCGCCATAGTGGCGGCGCACACGTCACCCACAGGGACAGTCTCGTTCGCGATAGGTCTAGGCGGTATTGGCTTAGACACCGTCGTAGTCTTGCGCGAACCCTTTAGCTTCGACTTCGCAGCAGGTTGGGCAGACTTAACCCTCTGTATCCTCTGCCTAACCGGTACCCGCGCTGGCTCCCCCCGGGGCGTTAGCTTCAGCCTATGGGCCTTACCAATAACTGCGTTCCTAGTCGCACCAAGCTTGTCGCCAATATGCTGCGCGGTCCACCCTTCGGTCCAGTACCGTTCAAGCAGGGCGATCTTCGCCGGGGTCCAGAACACGATCATTTCAGGTTGCCCCCTGATTTCACGATATCCCCGCCATATACGTACGTACCCACGTGCTGCAACTGGAGGAACGGGTTGGCGTAAATCTTGCCTCCGTGTTTCCTGAACAGTTCGCAGAAGTGGTAGTCCTCAGACAACAGAGCGCCGCCATCGTCGATACTGGTAGCGAAGTACTCGTGGATCAGCGGCTTGGCATACTCACCGTTCTCGTCCTTGAAGGATGCTACGCGGTACGTAGGCACGTGGGGCTTCAGGTGTTCAAATACCCCCCGCTTGATTAGCATGAAGCCAGTACCAGCGTGGCGCACTTCGATCATGCCTTCGGGGTCAGTCTCTGCGTGGCCTGTGCCGATCATGTTGAACACGAAAGACCCAGCGTAGTCCTGTAAGCCTTCCTTGCCATCCTTCGCGGCCTTTTCTATCCGCGCCCAGTCCACTTCCTTCTTGGGGTAGATACCGCAAGCAACGTCCCGATCAGCGGCAAGCAGAGTAAGCACAGCCTCGGCGGTAAAACCAACGTCTGCGTCGATAAACATAAGGTAGTCGTGGCCGCGCTCCAGAAACGCATTAGCCAGATCGTTACGCGCCCGGGTAATCAGGCTCTCGTTCATCATCTGCGCCCAGTACACCTTCACGCCCATGTCGCGCAGCTTGGACACGGCGGCGAGTAGGCCGCTTACGTAATGTCCAGTACACATACCGCCGTACATCGGCGTAGCGATCATAATGCTAGGCTTCTTCTCGGGGCCTTTGACGGCTACTTTGATTTCGTCGGTCATTTCTCTTTCCTCACTATGTACTGGTAGCCCATGTGCACGGGCTTCAGTTGCTCTGCGAATATGTTAACGAAGGCATCAACAGCCAGCTTGGGTCTGTGCAGCACGTCGCGGTTCTCGCCCCACAGGTAGTCATCGAATACCATAATGCCCTTGTCCTTGAGCATCGGCCAAGCTACGCAAGCATCGGTAAGCACGTCAGGCGCGGTATGCGAAGCGTCGATATAGATGAAGTCGAACTCCGGTCCACCGGCTTGGTAAGGGCTTCCGGCCAACGTGGTAAGAGCTTCGTAGGAAGTCATCTTGTATTTCAGCACCGTCCGTTTGGGGTACTGTTTACCTAGCAGGTGCAGGTTGTGGTCGTAGTTATCTTCGGCGGCGGACATCGCCAGCCCCATTTCAACGTGCTCCTCTGCGCCTTCCCACGTATCAACAGAGATAAGTGTGCCGTCGTCTTCGAGCATGTTCTGAACGATCCACGCAGTGCTACGTCCTTCGAACGCGCCCAGTTCCAAGAAGAGTTTACGTCCCGGCAGCATGGGAACCAGTTTCTCCCATAACTCCGGTGCCCAGTGAAACCAGTCTTGGGTGAACTTGAAGTCGGTCATGGTTTTCCTAGTTTCTTGTAGGGGGTGTTATTGGTTAGGGCGTTTTGGGCTCGGGCTAAGACTTGGTTTTGGTTTGTAAACAAATCCGTCTGCTCAGGTTCTGGGTTCAGCAG